TGGTGTCGTAGGGCGACAGAATGCCGCCGGCCAACGTATCGTCAAGAACTACCGACATGGTGCCCGGGCCGAATTGGTCGGTATCTAGGCGGCGCCCTCGCCGGTAAGTAACTTGCTTACACCACTGCGTAATGTCTGCAAATTGTGTGGTTCCGTTTAGCACATATTCGGCGCTATTGAGTACACCGCGGGTTGCATCGTCCAGGGTGAACGCGTCTTGCAAGAACCCGGTGTCTAGCTCGATGAGGTAGTCGCCAGATTGTACGACGGGCGTTGCCATGGTTAGAACGGCGTGGCGTTGAGGCCGACGTAGCCACTGCGTTGGTTGTATTCGCGCAAGGCGTCCACAATTACTTGGCCGGCTTGGCTTGGGTCAAGGCTTTGGCTGTTTATGGTCACGTTCTGCACGGTGCTGCCCGACGTGCCCAGGCGGCCGATTGTGTCGCTGAATGTAGCCCCCGCGCCTTTTATGTCTGCGGGCCGTTTAGCGCCTGCGATACGTCGCTCGGCTTCCGCTATCGCTTCCATTACGCCCTTCAGGTACGCCTTGCCGTTTTCTACGCCTGCGTCGTAGAACTTGGCGGCGCTGGCCTGGCCTATCTTTTCGGCTATTGCTTGCGTTCGTGCCACTAATTCGTTGGCACGTAGAACACCGTCGGCGCTTGCTAATAGTTGCCGGGCTATTTCGGCGCCGCTTTCAACACCTGCCGCAATTACTTGGTTCAGCGCGTCTTTGCTGATATCGCGGCGCAGTAGTTCTTCGGTCAGTCTGCCGAATTCTTCGGCGCGGTTCGCCTGGTTGGCTAGTTCGTCAAAGAATGATTTGCCGCCTTCTTCGGCTGACGCTTCGAGCGCGTCGCCGAAGTCCAGCGAGTCTTTTATTGTGCTTGTTACGCTGTCGGCAAAATTGTCGAATGCTTGCTGGGCTTGTTGCAGGCGTTCTTCGGCAATTTGTAGGGCGTTGGCCATATCGTCGCGTAGGGCTTTGGCTGCGGCTTCCAGACGTTCTTGCAGTTTCTTGGCGCGTTCCGCCATTTTGTTCAGGCCGCTACCGCCACCGCCGCCGCCGCCTTCTTCTTCTTCGGTGCCACCGGCCAGGGCGTTCGCTGCGGCGCTGATACGGTCCAGGCGGTCCGGTATCGGGTTCAGTGCGGACCGTGCGGCGTTGGCTTGCGTGCTAAGTGAACCGAGGCGGCTTTCTAAGTCGTCGAAGTATCCGAGGGTGCGGGCTTTTAGTTGGTCGGTGATAACGGCGCCACCGGCTGCGGCTAGTGCGGCGCCGAATGCTGGTAGGCCTGCTTTGCCGCGTGTTGCCAGGGCTTGCGCTGCACCGATAAGTGTTTGGATACCTGCGTAGGCCAGTGCAATAGTTTTTACGAATTCCAGCACGGCTTCGGTTGCGGCCCTCATGGCGCGAATGGCGACCGGGGCAAAGTCGCCCATGCTGGCAATCGCTACCTCAAAAGAACCGGCTACACCGTTGCCGCCGCGTAATTGGTCCACGAATATGCGCAAGGCGGGCACGACGTGTTTGTTTAGCATGGCCACAAACCGTTCAAGGATTGGTAGCACTATTTCGCCGACGGCTTCAATAAGTTTGTCGAACCCTATTTTGAGGCGGGCGAGTTGTCCTTGGAATGTGTCGGCGGCGCCGGCGGCTGCCCCGCCGAATTGTTTTTGTAGGACTCCGGTGGCCGCTGCGAAATCTTTTGTTTTGACGATGTTTTCGTCTAGCGGTACCCCTAATTTGGTTAGGGCTGCGAAGTTGCCGCCGTACGCCTTGCCTAAGGCTTTGCTGACGGCCTGCAAGTCGAGGTTGGCGCCGACGCTGATATCAGTGGCCAGCCGCAACTGTTCCTGTGCTGTGGTTACGTTGCCGGTGGCGCGTGTAAGTGTGGCCAGGGCTTCGGATAGTTGGCCGCCGCTGACTGTGCTTTCAAGTTCGAGGGCGTCCACGAATTTTATGGTGGCGGCGATTGCCTGGTCGGTTGCCCCAGTGGTTCGCCGTAATTGGTCGGCTAATAATTTGTCTTCGCGTTGCGCTTCGGCTGCGGCTTGCGCTGCCTTGAATAGCGTGGCACCTAGCCCGACGATTGCCCCGGTTGCTGCGATAGCGCCAGGCACCAACGCTTTCTTCATGAGGAACGCCGCTTTGTCGCTGGCGCTGCCTAATGACTGAAATTCTTTGAGCGCACGTTCTACGCCCTTGCCGGCGTACTGCGTAATGATTGGAATTAGTACGGCCACGGGTTAGCCCTTCACCGTGTTGCGGTTCACTGCACGCATAACACCGTCAACTATTTGCGCGGTCTGGCGTTCTACTTCTTGGCGGTTCATTTCATAGGCGGGCCATAGCACGCGCGACGCCTTGCCGTGCCGCGCTTCGAGTGCCCTAATCATGCGCGCACCACGTTCAGTATCGCCGCTACTTTTGCGGCCTGCTAAGTCGTACAACGTGTTTATTGCCCCGGACCATGCAACGCTGAACACTGCCAGGTTCGTGACGCGGCCGGCCCATTCGCGTGGCTTCTTCGCAGACACTTTTGCCTTAATGTAATCGTCGCCAATACTGCCCACCCACGGCGTAAGTTGCCGCCCGCTTTTCGTGGTCCACTTGCGGCCCCACCCGGACAGCGGCGGTTCTTGCGGCACTTTTGCTTTCGCTGTTTTTATTACCGGGTCCACTATTTTGCGGAAGTCTTTGGTGACTTCGCGGCGAAGTTTCGGGTCTATGTCTTTTAGTTCTTTCAGTGCTTCTTTTAGCCCGACAATTTCAACAGTGGCGAAGGCGGTCATCGTCGGCGGTTCCTTTCTTCTAACACCTTGTGAACTGTTGCTAGGTCTCTGGTGTCGAATTCTACGTCAGGTGGCCACCATGAGGCGGCGACTAACAGTTCGGCTAATTGCCGACGGTAGGCGCCGCGTCCGTAGGGTGGCTTTCTTGCGTGTCCTTCACTTCGATTGTTTCAACTGTTGCAAGCCACGTATCGAATTCGGCGGTGGTGTCGCCGGCCCGTTTTTCGCTGGCATAGGCAAGGTAGGCCAAGTCCTCAATAAAGAACCCCGAAGCCAGGTCGCCGGCACGTCGGTGGAATTTGCGCTCCCAGTCCACGATGACGCCTAGCGAAGTGTGCACCTCATAGGTTCGGCTGTCCGAAGTTGTAACGGTAAGTGTTAGCCGCATGCTGCTGCCCCTTGCTGTTTAGTTGGTTACGGGTTGGTTACGTCAATCGTTAGCGCGCCACCTTGCAGGGTGATTTGCACTTCCGACAATTCGCCAAGGTTAGCGTTCACGATATCGAGGCTTTCCAAATAGGTTTCGGCCAGTTCGAACTTCGGGTTTGTTGCGCTTTCGTTGCCGGTTGCTGGCTTCACCGATACGTAACACTGCGTGCCGACTAACGGCTGCAACAGTGCGTAGGTTTCGCTGGTTGCGTAAGACATAAGAAAAGTCAGGACGCAGGTGTGGTTTTGTAGGCCGGCGGTGTAGCGGCGGCCGTTAGAACCGAACGCGGTGCTTTCAAGTGCTTCCACTAGTTGCGTGAGTACCGCGCTTTTGCATTGGTCGGTGATATCGGTGCCAGGTGTGGCGGCGCCAATTGTTACGACGGGGTTGGAAAGGTAGGTGACTGTGGCCATAAGTTACTCCTTGGGCTTTGTTTTCTTGCTTTTAGTTCTAGCACCTTGCGGGGCTTTTGTGGTGGCATCGGCTTGCGGTTCTATGGCTTCAATCATGCCGGCGGCCAGTAGGTAGGTGACGTTGTGGAACGCGTCGTCGTGCACGGTGTCGCCTACTTTGCGGGCGCCGAATGGTCGAACTACGCGGTAGGTCACGGCGCTACCTTAGTGGAAACAGTCAGGTCGTACGAGGCGTATTCGCCGGCGCCGATTGTGGTGACGGTCGGGCGGCCGCCAGTGAGCCCAATATTTGCGGCGCGAATTAGGTCGGCAAGTTGCAACAGTTTGGCCAGGGCTTTGCGGTCGCCCGGGCCGATTGTTAGCACTTTGACGGTGAAGTCCATTTGGGCGATTGAGTTGGTAGGCATTTGGAAAGCGGGCGCTTCTACGATGACGCAGGGCGGGTTTATGTTGCGGGGGTCGCTGCTTACGGTTACGGGTAGGCCGGTAATGGTTGCCAGTTTTGCGACTAGGGCATCGAACCCGTCGTTTAGAATGTCGGTGTCGAGTGGCATTACGCGACCGCGGGCCGGTTGCACCCGAGCAATCTAAGAATGTCGCCGAATGAACCGCCCACGGGTGTGCCAGTTGCGAGCGGGTCGAATGACGCGTATTGGTCGATGCTGCCGCGCTGGCGATACAGATAGCCCGCATACATTACGGTCGCAAGTTTTACGTCCAGGCTTGGCACGGTGGTCAGGCTGTCGGTGTATCCGCTTTCTTGTCGGCGGCGCCACCCGAATTGGTTGGCTGCACCTACGGCAAGGGTCAGTAGGTCGAAGTCTGCCGACGGTGCGGCGATTGTGAACCCCAGCCAATCTTCGGCGTCGGCGTTAGTAATCCACGTGGCTACGGGTGTGTAGTTCACGGTACCTGCGGCAGTGTTGCGTGCAACGTCGGCGACGTTCAACGCGAACGCTATTTGGTTCGGAATAAGTATTGCTGGGTTGAACGCGTAGTCGCCTTGCTCATCGGGTCCAAGGAAATAGAACTCGGGGCAATCGGTTACTAGGTGCGTGCCGTTGAAAGTCGCGTTGCCGCTAATCGTTATCGTCACGCCAGGCTGAATTGGGGTGTTGTTCAGTGTTGCAACTACCGCAACACCGCCCGTCACTTGTCCGTGCGTAATTGTGTAGGCCGCCACGTGGCCGCCTTTCGTGTTAGAAGTCGAACCAGCGGAACTTGGTGTTATCAATGAACAGTGCCGCGAAGTATCCGCGGACGCTGATTTGACGGCCAAGCACGTCAGGCTTTTCAATACTGACGAGGCCCTTCAAGGTTTCGTAGCACTCAAACCCGGCGTAGGTGCCTGCGGCGTTGCCAAGTGCGATGAAGTCGCCGGCAGGGTTCAAGCCTGGGTCTACGACCAGCGACAAGCCCACTGGGTTGGCGGTGGTTGTGGTTGCCGACATGACGCCCGACGCGTTCATTGGGTTCAATGTTGGAAACAGTGGTCGGTTGCTGTCGTCCACTAGCGCGCCAACGGCTTGAAAGCCTGGCGTGCCCATCAACATATGGGTTGGCATTACTCGGCCCGACGCGAGAATTGCGGAGGCGCCTGCGTACACCTTGGCAATAAAGTCTTCCGAAGTGCCGTTCCACGTGCCGACTTGCTGCGCGCCGCCAATATTGTTGGCGAACTGTGTGCAAGCAAAGTTGCCGGTCTGAATTGCGTACTGGTTCGCCAAGTCGCGCACGATAATTTCAAGCGCGGCTGGGTCCGAAAAGTCCACCGTCTGTTCAGACACCAACACGGTGCCGCCGAAAGTGTTTTTAGTTACGACCAGGTCGTCCACCAACATCGTGGTTGAGGAAAGGCCAGTCAGTTCGGTGGCTTGTTGCGCTACCGAAGTGTGCGTCACAATTTTCGGACGAATGAAAGTTTTGCCGCTGCCTGGCATTGGTCGCGCGCCGATTGCTGTGACAAGCGGACGAAGGGGTGCAATATTGTCAAACGTAGGTCCGAGAATTGGCACTGGAATGACGCCAGGAAAATCGGCGACGGTTTGGTCGCCTGCTGCTGCGGCGATTGGTGCGTGGTGTGCCTGGTATGCGGCAACTTCGCGCATCGCGGCTTCTGCTTGTGCACCGCCGCGAACGTAGGCGGCCATGTATTCGGCGACGCTTGGAAGTTTTGAGGGCACGCGCTTGACTTCGGCCCATACGGGTGCGGTTGGTGCGGCTGCTGGTGTTTCGATTGGCTGAGTGTTTTGCGTGTTCATGTTGTCCTCCGTG